CCTGCGCCTGTCATAAAGTCACCCATAGCACCCATAGCATTAATACCTTGGGAGTAAGACTGTTGCATACCTTGGTTAGCCAACATCTGATCTTTAAACTGTTGGTTCTGTTGTCCCAAAGATTGATTCATAAGGTCACGATTGATCATAGAAGTTGTGTCTGCTCTACGGTCATCAAAGCCCCGGTTAGCGACAGCTTCTGCTACGCCTGCGCGGCTAGAGTTCATGTTGCCAGAGCCACTAGCGGCTTGATCAATGCCTGTAAGAGTGTTTTCTTGGAGATTACGTCTATCATCACGCATAGCGGCATCAACTAAGCCACCAGAATTATTTAAAGCGTAGTCTTGGGCAGTCTGCATCCTATCGCCTTGACTCGCATCGTAGATGTCTTTGTAGTTCTGCCCAAAACCTTGGCCTGCTTGGGTGATATCGAATGCACCCTGTGCGCCCATTAGACCCATGTTACCCATGTAATTGTTGCCTGCGGCAGAGTATGGGTTTTGGTTTGCGTATGTCTGACCTTGGTATGTCCCTTTCCCTATGGAGTCAGCAAGGTATCCTTCAGCGGAATCGTATGATCGCTCTAGGTAAGGCTTGTGGAAGCGAAAACCTTCTGCTTGCATCTCGGCTGCTTCGCGCTGTGCTTTGGCTGACTGCTTACCACCAAAGTAGCCTCCTGCCGCGCCTAAAGTGCCTCCTATTATTGCCGCTGTTACAAATCCCATTCTATTTCTCCACTGCTAAAATTTTAAGGTCGGGTTCGTCTAGTCCCATCGATGTGTAGGATGGGGCGATAACCTCTTCCTCTATTTGTTCTAAGTTTTCTTCACCCAAGTAACTCGTTAAATGCACGTTAGTTAATATTGAGTCTTGTAGTGCGTAGAAAGCACGTTTTGCGCCAGACGGAGTTACCCATGTATGGGGCGCTTTAATGTGCTTCTTGCCTGTCTCTGATACTACTAATAATTCACCTTTCATAAGAAAAGCCATGTGTGCATGGCGGTGAAGTTGTCCAGTAAAAGACATACCTTTAGGGACAGTCAGTTCTCTTGTGTAGAGGTTACAACCACCTTCCTCGATAGCAGGCACAAAGAAGTGCCTTAAAGATGTCTGATCAATAGCGCACTCAGCGTTACCTGATTCGACTTCGCTTTTAATGGTGTTCTCAAAATGTTTGACTTGGGCTTTCAGATTCTCATCTACTACGAGACCACTCACGATATTACTCCAGAATCCTTTAAGTCTTGGATAAGAGTAAGTAGAGCATCTGTGGTAGTGCCTAGATTGGGACTTGCACCATCTACTGTCCTAGTTACAGTAAAGTTAGTGACACTCATCCTTGGGGACTGCGCTCTATCTAGAGTGTTCTCAATCCTGCGTAGCTCATCTTCCATGTACTTCTCTTGCGTTGAGCTTGGTAACTCTAAGGGGGCAAGCCGACTAGGTATCTTAGAGACTCTTATAGGATTCTTTTTCTTGAGTATCGGAGGTGGGCTACGTTTATAGCCAACAATAGGGATTGTCATGGCTACCTCCTTCCAGTGGTTAATACATCTAGATCAAACCCTAAGAAACTAAAGTCCTTATTGTCAGCTACAGTCATTTTGTATGATAGGTATCTACCGGAGGCTCTAGTATCTATCTTGTAGTCTGTAGAGCCATCAAAATTAATACTACCTTGATACACAGGGTTATTCCCTAGTAGATCAGAAGACCCAAAAGTAAACGTGAACTGCTTGTCTGCATTAGTGGTGTCTACTTGAGGGAATATCTTTGTGATGACCTTATAGCCACTCAAAGGCGAGAGTTCATCCAGATCAATACCTTCTCTCTCTATGTATGGACTCTTGTTAGCCTCAGAATCTAAGTCAAACGATAGGCTACCAGAGTCACTTAGGTCTAGGCCATAGAGCTTATCTGAAGTAATACCATCAGTACTTGAGTCTTCGCCTACAAACAAACTGTGTATGTCATAGCCTGACTCTTGAGAGTAGTAGCTACCCCCTATGTTGCCGTAGGTATTAGAGTTCTCATAAGTAGTAGAAGAACTAATAGTGCCATGAGTAGAACTAGAGACATTCGGTAAATCCATGAATGACCACGTTTGGCTCTTGTAGTTAAATACAGCCGCCCTGTTACATCGGTCACCATTAGTGTATTCAGCCATATCGTCACCCGATACATAGCAGAACATTACTTCGTCTAACTCAGAATTGTGGTGAGTGAAGCACCTGTCAGTCTTGGCTGTATTAAGCCCACCAAAGATGTAACTTTTGACTCTTTCGTCGCATACAGATTGGCGAGTGTTACCATCGTGGATATAGATGTCATCGTGGTCAAAGACATAGTGTGCGCCCTCAACCTCTGCAATACAGTTCTGGTTAATAACACCACAGTCACTAAAGAGTTTCCTGAAGTTGTGTATGAACGTACCGCCCACAAACTCCATCATCCACACTTGGTCTTTAGAGTACACAATGAACTTAGTACCTAGCGTTAAGCCATCAACGATACCTGTCTTCATCTGTACTATGTCATTGAATCCTGCTGACTTAGTTAGGTCAGACTCATCCCATGTAGTAGGTACTGCATTTGCTAGAGCAGGCGTAGAGAATCTAACTCTAGAAGGGAAACTAGTGCCCCCCTCAGTCATATTCAAAGCTATCAAGAAGTCACCATAGGCTCTCACTGACTCTGCTCTATAGCCACTAGGCCAGTTAGTCAAAGTAGCAAAGGCACTCCCACCATTAGCCATAAATACTGGGGGCTGATCTATTCGATTAATGTAAGCAATATCTGCTAGAGAAGTCCCAGTAAATGGGTGGACACTAGCTGAAGTAGCCGACAAAGAACCTTGCTTAGACACCACAGCATTGTTGGCATACGCCTTAAACTCGTAGGTGTCAGACACTAGAACAATAGAGGCAAAGTTACCACTGGAGTTAGCAGGGACACCATAGGAGAATCTAGGGTTGAATCCTAAAGAATCCTTGATCTTTCTAAAGACAGGTGACCGCCCTACCTTACCCTCATCAAACCTTACGTTCTTAGCTTTAGTAAACGCATTGATCGGGAGGGACGCAGGGCGTATGTCTGTAACTACGCCAATGCTACCTACATCTCTAACTGGTAGAAGCTGTCCCATATAATGTGTTCCTTATGTTATACATTGTTTCTTAAGCTGTACGTTTCCACATATAGACAACGACATAGGGCTGTAGGTTGTTGTGCGCCCCACCACCCCCAGTAGCATTGGTGTTTACGGTGGGATAGCTAGAAGCACTATTACCACCACCGTCACTACCTGTCCCTGCTTGGTTCTCTATGCCATTGATAGCGTGTGTATGGCTAGGCATCTCAGCAATAGACAATGTGTGAGTCTTAGCACCACCCACCAGTACAGCACTACCGTCAGTAGAGCCTGCCACAAAGTCAGTATCTGGTTCAGCCGCATCATCATGGCCCACCATTACTCTACCTTGTCCAAAGGATACCCAAGTACCACCAAAGACTGTCGCAGGACTACCACTAGTGATAGCCGTATAAATAGCCCCTACCGGATAGATAGAGTCAAGGGCTGCTGACTTCACTAAGTCCCATACCTCTACAGCAGTAATACCTGTCGCTAGGCTAGGGGTAACCTCACCTCCACTATCTGTGGCGGTAGTAATCGCAGGAGTAGAGACACCTATGAGTGTCTTGAGTTTGTCTGCTGTGACTCCTGCCCCTGTGTTTAAACTAGGGTTAGAGCCGTCTGAGGTTATAGCCGACACAGGTTCAGCTACCTTAGTATTAATAGCTGTATGGGTAGCCGTAACAGCCCCAGTGACACTAGGGAATGTGGCTTTAACTGTCTCCTTTATATACCGTAGATGCTCATCTGCTTGCGATAGTGCATCTGTAGCCGCAGGGTTAGCCGCATCTAGACTATCGATGTAAGTGCCTGTTTCTAAGCCCATAAGTTATTACTCTTTGTTAAGTGTTATCCAAAGTTCATGCGTGAGGAATGCTAATCGTATATGCCGTATCTCACCGTAAGCGCCTACCGACAGCTCAAACTCTGGAAGTAAATGAAAGTAGCCGAATGACTTAAAGTCGTTCTTTAGTGTAAATCTCAAGGTTGGCTCTCCTCTAAAGAAGGTCGAACAATAACAACAACAACAAGGGGTTTAACGCTATTTTTGAAGCCATTAGCCATTTAACCCCATGCCCCATTAGAAAATACCTAGGGACTCCTGATCGAAACCATTAACTCTATAGTTATCAATGACTTACATCACCAGAACATCAATCGGATATCTTATCCGTTGCGCTATCGTTGGTTGACATTGGTTAGTCTTAGGACATTAGAAAAATTTATTGGGATGAGGCTGTATGTGTTCAATACAAATGCGGTCGCCAAAGACCACCAGAGTCCACACAAGACAACCCAAGCAATTACCCAAGATCACCCAAGCAATCTGCCCAAGTCTATCCAAAGCATCGCACAAGACAATCTATGGCGTTCTATTGGTATAGCCACATAAACGTCCGTATCACATCAGCCAACCAGAGAGGGGAGCAATGGT